CCTATTTCACTACCCCATTGCACAGCCACTACAATATTGTTTGGCTTGCCTTGGTAGTCATTGGGCACAAGACCAGACTTGGACATTGCATTTGCAAATTCCAAAAGTTCTGGCATTGATTTGGGATCTATGATTGCTGTTCCCATTAGTCCTTCCTTTCTTTTATTTTAAATGTCTGTGATTCCTGTGTTTCACCTGTGTCCACCATCTTCTTCTTTGGCTTAGTCACAAGTTCAGACACAATTTCGTAGGCTTCTGTCTTGCCATGTGTGATGCCCAGACTTTCCATCACACCTACGATTTCTGCTTGCACTTCCTTGCTTTGCTTTGACAAGGCATTGGCTTCTGCACGAAGCTGCACAAGGTTGTCACACAATGCATCCAGATCTTTGTTAGTTTTGTTAAGATGTTCTGTCAGATCTGCAAAGTCTGGTGATGATTCTTCTTCTAGGTCTGGATAGTTTTCACCTTGTTCTATCCGCACCCAGAACTCATCAACAATTTCCACAATTTTTTCTGCCAGTCCTTCATCATACATGACAGGATACATGTGCAACTTGCCATCTTGTGCAAGCACAGAAACTATTGTTTGTCGCAAGCCACTACATAACATCTGACCATTGCATTGTATGATCCAATCTGGTTTGCATACACCATTATGGTAGAAGTCTGTCTTGGTTTCATGGTTGATATCACCTTCTAATTCATAGGTAATGTCATCATGTGTAAAGGGTAGCACCCCACCTTCAATGCTAATCACATTATCTAGTGTTGCACCTAGCTTAACTTCCTTTAGTCTGAACGCATCTTGTGGTTCGAACTGTGTTAGCTTTGCAGTTGTTAGCTTTTGCAATTCATGCAATGCCCAATCTGCAATGCCATCTTGTAGGAAGTTACCCCTATCAAGTGCATGTTGATTCCTAATTCTTTCGATGGATTCCACACCTGCACTTGCTTTCCATTGCCTATCCCAGACTTGTTGCCTTGTCTGGAATGCTGTCTTTCTTAGGACTAGTGGTGGCAATTCAGAACACCCTAGTTCCCTTCCTGTAATGGTATGTTTAGCCATTCCATTTCCCTTCTATATAAGTTGTTGTTGTGTTTCTGTGGTAGCATACATCATCCAATGCACACCCAATCCACATGGATGCCCACAGAATAACCATGAAGATGATGCCCAGAAGGACACCACCTATAAGTTCTAGTATCTTGATAAGATCACCCCCCTTCTTTGCATTTGTGTAATTTGTACATGATCCTAACCCCATGATGATAACCCCTTTGGGTTTCACTATCTGGTGGATCAAGTTCAAACATAAGCAATGCCATTGATAGGTCATACAACCCACCATCTTTCACATCTTGGATGGCAGACTTATACCCATCCAAGTATTCTTCAGACACATTGATAATCATCATGCACACCTAGCAAGCATTAGCTTTACTTGTTGTGCATTGAAATCATTACCCCTTATGGTTCTTTCACCAAGTTCATTAAGCCTATTGGCAATACCCCTAAGTGACATGCCTTGTTCTTGTAGGCTTATGATCAAAGGTAGCTTTGCTTCTGCATACAAGTCTGCCTTTGCCCTTCTAGTTGCCAAGCCTTTGGCACTAGCCTTTGACAAATCTGTAGGTGAACCAAGGCTAGTAATCTTCTTGCCATCCTTGGTTATGTAGAAACCTTTATCCCTTATTTCTGCTTTGATCCTAGCCAATGCATCTTTAGTTCTTTCAGATATCAGATGCCTTTCAATGCTACCCACACCTACCATGATGGGTGTGGTCATAGGATCTAGTGGCAAGCCAATGACTTCTACATTAACCTTGCCTTTCTGTATTTCATTCTGGAAAAAATCTAAAACATCTGGTGCATTTCTACCTAGTCTGTCTAACCTAGTGCAGACTAGTAGTGCCTTTTCTTTTTTGCATGTAGCTATTGCCTTCTGGAAGATAGGTCTTTGTGACCTTGGCAATGCACCACTTACCCCATCTTCAATGAAGAAGTCTTTGACATGTGGGTAGTGTTCCTTTATCTTTTGTATCTGATGTTCCACATCTTGTTTGATGGTTGATACCCTAACCAAACCATAAACATCTGGTGTATGCACATTCATTTCCAATCCTTCCCTAAAACTATGGGGTGGCTTTTGCCACCCCACCATTTTATCTGCATTTGATTTAGGCATTGCATGATACCCAAAGATCCAAGGCTTCTGCTTTTGGCATGTCATTTAGTATCTGATAGGTAGGATACTTAGACTTGATGTGGTCAATGTGTTGTTGTGTGATTGACCTTACACCCTTGAAGCTAAAGTATCTGATAGCCTTTGGTTCATCTGGTTGTATGAACACAACCTTTGACTTCATGTATCTGTTGAAGTCTTTTGTAGACAAGAACTTGTTGACTTGATTGCAACACCAGATTTCTAGTGTCATCTTGTTCCAAGACTTATCCCATTCCATAAAATATTGTGGATGTTCTTCTGCAATTCTGGTTTCCAATGTGTTCCATAGCTTGTTGTTATCTGCAAAAGATCCTTTAGCACAGACATGATCTGCACCATGTTTGATTGGCTTTGCATTAAAGGTATCTGAACCACCATAGCCATCATTGTTTACCCACCCAATGATCTTGCCATTGAAGTAAACACTAGCTTCATAGCAATGTGTTTCTTGTGATGCGAATGCAGCATGCTTGATGCCTTTAAGTTCTAAGACATCCCCGTTTTTAAATTCAAATGAGTACATAACAGATCTCCTTTTCATAGTACATGCTAGTAATATAGTCTGTGTTTGTTCTGGTTACAAGGGTTAATTATATTTTTCTGCTCTGGTTTACATACAAATATTCTGTGATAACGTCATGTGGATAACGTGGAGAAAGCTATTGCCAAGCAAATATAAAAACAAAAGAACAGAACTTGATGGGTACAAGTTCGACAGCATGGCAGAAGCAGCACACTATAAGTATGTGTTAAAGCCAAGGCTTATGGCAGGTGAAATCACACATCTGGAAGTGCATCCACGCTATGACATTGTGATAGATGGGAAGAAGATCTGTAGGTATGAAGCAGACTTTAGGTTCATTGATCGCAAGCTAATAGGAAAGGAAGGTCAGATAGGATGCACAGTCGTTCAAGATGTGAAGGGATTCAAGACAGCAGTCTACAAGTTGAAGAAGAAACTAGTGGAAGCACTATACCCTGGCACAACGATACAGGAGATATCACCGGGGACATCCCGTCTAAGGTGATCATGGTAAAGACAGCCCACCACTTTGGCTTAGATGTGCGTGAGCTGTTAGCAAATAGGCGTGAACATTCAGACAAAAGAATGCTTGCCATTGTGTTGGCACACAATCTTTCTTTGGAAAGTACAGTTGCACTTGGGCGCACATTCCAACGTGACCACACAACAATCATGTACAATCTGAAGAAGGGCAAGGAACTTGTGAATAATTCACAGATGCGTGAACACTACCACAAGATAGTTGATTCAATCCTTCAGGATTACTATGCCTTACGCCGTCAAGGTTGGGTGGCATGAAGTACATAAGTGTTTGTTCTGGGATAGAAGCATGCACTGTGGCTTGGCATGACCTTGGTTGGAAAGCCATTGCCTATTCAGATATAGATCCATTCCCTGTTGCTTTGCTGCAACACTATTACCCAGATGTACCTGTTCATGGTGACTTCACTGCATTGCAAGATGAAGATTGGATAGGTGACGCAGATCTATTGGTAGGTGGCACACCATGCCAAGCCTTTTCATTGGCAGGCAAAAGACAATCCTTGTCTGATGACAGGGGAAATTTAACACTACAATTTGTGAGGTTAGCAGATGCAATTGACAATCTTCGACAAGATGTTGGAAGAAAACCAACGATCATCGTCTGGGAAAACGTCCCCGGGGTCTTGTCCACAGACGACAATGCCTTTGGAAATTTCTTGGCTGGATTATGTGGATGTGATGTACCCATCGAACCACCAAGGGAAGGATGGAGCTACGCAGGTGTGGTTTCTGGGGAAAAGCGGGTTGCCGCATGGCGCATCTTGGACGCCCAATATTTCGGAGTGGCCCAGCGAAGGCGGCGGGTCTTTGTGTGCGCTTCATCAGGTGCTAGAGGGTGGGGATGTGCCGACGCGTTACTTCCTATCACCCAAAGCATGTCGTGGAATCCTAGACCGTGCAGAGAAACGGGGAAAGCCACTGCCCCAACAATTACAGCAAGCTCTCCATTCAGTAGCACAGGTGGGGCACAAGAGTTAGATGCCTACCAAGTTGTAGATGCTACAGGCTACCAAGGTGACAGGATTTACAATACAGATGATGCCTTTGGTACATTGCCAAGCCAAGGTGGTAACAATGGTGGTGGTTCTGGTGGACTAGTTGCAGGCACACTAAAGGCTAGGGATTGGAAGGGTGTGGGGTTTGATGATCAAGATAAATTGATTGCCATACAAAATACACAGACAAGGAAGGGTCATCGCAATGGCAAGGGATACAATGATGAAGTTATGTACACACTTGACACACATGAACCACATTCGATTGCTTTTAACCATGACGCAGGTAAGTTTGGTGCTGCAGCTACAGATGATCTGACACCTACCTTGCGTGCCAAGCCAGACCAAGGCACGGGTGTATATCAACCAAGCCAAGCCATAAGACGATTAACGCCAAGGGAATGCGAACGTTTGCAGGGATTCCCAGATGATTACACATTGATACCTTATAGGGGCAAGATAGTAGGTGATGCACCCAGATACAAAGCATTAGGTAATAGTATGGCTGTGCCTGTCATGAAGCACATAGGCAAGCAGATACAGAAAGTGTTTGGTGATGAAGAAAAGTAAACTATCGCCAGATGCTGTACGTGATGCACCAGAAGGTGAATACCAATGCCCAGGTCAACATAGTGTGTTGCCTGCCAGATCCTTTGGTGATGTCAGATTCAATCAATATCCTATGACCTACAGAGTGCTAGGCATATGTGCATCACATGCATCTAGCTACACAGGTACATTCTTTGTTAATCAAAGGACACTTGCAGACATCTGCCAATGTAGTCAGCAAGCCATATCACACCACATGACCAAGCTAATCAAATGGGGTTATCTGGAAAAGGTACGCAACCAAGATGTGCGTCGTGCCTATGGCAAGAAGGGTGCAGTCTGGCGTGTCATCTATGACCCAAGAAGGGGTATGGAAGATGTCATTGCAAAGGCTACACACAAAGACCCAATCATCGAACAAGATGCAGCTAGAGATACACTAGCCTTCATTGAAGAAGTATCTGATAAACCTGTGGATAACTTCATTGATAACAAGGCGGGGCTTGTACAAGGTGGGGATTGTAATGGTAATAATAACAAGGTGCAGGTTGTACAAGAAAACAAACCACACCTAGTAAATAACTACCATAGATTAACTAGTAAAGATAATATAAGTGAAATTGATTGTAAGAAGTTATGCAATCTGTACAGCCAAATGGTGCAAGCTAAGTATGGCAAGGCATGGTCATATGACTTTAGGCAACTTGATCTAGCCAAAGACCTATTAGCATCTATGGATATTGATACCTTCCAAGGTGTAGCAGACAAGCTGCTCACAAAAATGCGTGACAACAACAAGCCTGCACCACAGTCATTGCTATACTTTGTGAAGATGCAAGAGAACAAGGGCAAGCCTATGTCTGTGGAAGCCTTGGTCAAGATGACAGCAAGTAAAATGAAGATGCCAAGATGATGATGTGTAAAGTTTGCAAAGGGTCATATGAAAAGTTTACGCCCTGGTTGCAATGTATTTGTGGAACTGTGGCACATGCCCATGCATGGCTACAAAAAAGGGGACACACCCCCCTCCCCCCCTCTAGCGTTATATGTGGGGTTTCACAAAAAAATTTGGGGGTTTTTTGTAGAAAGGAAGGATTGCTATGAGTAAGCAATACAATGTTACGCAAGCCAAGGAAATCGAAGGTAGGGATAAGCCTATCTGGATTAAACATGGGCGTGCTTTTGAAAAAGATGGAAAGGTTAGGATCAAATTAGATTCACTTCCCATCCCAGACCAGAAGGGGGAGATCTGGTTGAACCTGTTTGAGCAGGATGACAACAACAATAACCAGTCAAACAACCAGAATAGTGGTGGCGGTGATAGCCTGCCGCCTAATTGGTAGGGGGTTATCATGGTTACAAGGAAGGTAAAGAAGCTATGGCAGGGCAAATATGTGTCAGTTAGGGATACAGACCTGCATAAAGCTGTGGAAAAAGGTGGTCTAAAGATAGTTCATGATGGGGATTCTATGGTTTTTACCCCAGAAGATTGCCTTGTTGTGCTGCGTAACAACGCAAAAAAAGGTTCAAAGGTTTATCAAAGTAAGTTTAAGGGAAGCTATAGCCTTGTTGATTTGCTTTGGAAGCCACTAGCACATGATGAAAGGCAACAGGCTTTGATATGACTAAAAGAGCTGTACCCCCGGTGGGCAAGTTTGGTGGTGTGGGAGACATCCAGAAAAGGCTTCGTGGCAGTGAAATGATCTATGACAATAGGGATAACATTGCCCAAGCCCTAATGGGTTTGTTTGCTGCAAATATAACAGATGTTCTTGATTGGAAAGATGGGCAAGTAGTGGTCAAAGATGCATCAGATATTCCAGACCATGCACTTGCTGCTATCAAGAAAATTAAGGTTACGCCAACTGCTGCCGGGGATCAGCTTGAAGTTGAGCTCATAGATAAGATTAGGGTAGGGCAGATGCTTGCTAAGTCTGCAGGTCTGCTTGACCCTGCCAAGACAGAAGATAAGCCTGCTGTCATGAACATAGAAATGGTGATGCCATCGGAGGATAAAGATGAAAAATAAATATGAATACCTGCTGTGGAATGTCTATCACACTGTGTTGGCTATTCTGCTTGCAGGAATCCTTGTTGTAGAAACCTTGGAGTTTTTTGGCTATGGATACTAAAAAAATTTTATGCACGCTGTGCAAGCTAGAACCTGCAAGTACACCTAACCCAGATTCTAAGAAGGGTATGGTGTGTAGCAATTGTTGGTTGATAATTACAAAAAAATATTTGGCGGAAAAGTTTCATGCACCACACAAAGTTTGATTTTAGTTGTAGCCCCCAAGTTGCAAAGTTCCTGCAAGACAATAGCTTTGTGCGTGGTCTTATGGGGCCTGTTGGATCTGGCAAGTCCTATGCTTGCTGCTCTGAAATTTTGAAGCGAGCCATCCAACAAAAAGCTAGTCCAAGGGACGGCATCAAATACACAAGATTCGCCATTGTCAGAAACACACACCCCATGTTGCGTACAACTACACTAAAGACATGGCTTGAAGTTGCCCCAGAAGATATCTATGGCCCAGTAAAATATGCGCCCCCAATCACCCATCATATCAAGCTACCTAGCAGGGAAGGGGCAGCTGGCATTGATTGTGAAATTATTTTCCTAGCACTTGATGATGCAAAAGACGTGCGCAAACTTCTTAGCCTTGAACTTACCGGGGCGTGGGTAAATGAGGCTCGTGAGCTACCTGTTGCAGTCATACAAGGCTTGAGCCACAGAGTAGGAAGATTCCCTAATAAGTCAGATGGTGGCCCTACATGGCGTGGAATTATTCTTGATACGAATCCCTGTGATGATGACCACTGGTATTATAAGCTCGCAGAAAAAGAAACACCCAAGGGTAAGTTTGCATGGAAGTTCTTCCGCCAACCTGGCGGTGTTCTGGAAATAGATCCTGCAGATGTTCCAGAAGATATGCCAGAAGCACAAGGATTCATCTACCAGGCAGGCAAGTGGTGGCAGACAAACCCCAAGGCAGAAAA